AGTCGATTATCTCTTGCTGAACTGAATCCCCTTATTTTATCAGCATTTTAAGCCTTTTGTGTGCTACGTGTGTGTTACGAAAGAAATTGTACATCATTCATTAAACTCCCATGGCTTCTCTTACCCTATCTTCATATTCTCTCTGTAGATCTTGTTTAGTAATTGCTATATGTTCCACTATAGAGGAATTGTGTTGTTTGAAGTTTTCATTCGTTCCACGATATATGCTAGCATTCAATTCAGCATATTGCAATAATAACTTTCTTCCCCGAATTCTAAGTCTTCTTAGTGCTGCTGCCTGGATAGCCCTTGTTCGTTCCCCCGTTACTCCTATTGTCTCCCCGGCTGCTCTTAGGGTCTTTCCATGAAAAAAGGTTTCTTCAATCACCTTTTTTTCTCTATCACCAAGGAAAGTATCGACCGCATATCTTATATCCTTCTGCATTTGCCTATTATATGCATTTTCAATACTCCCTCTCTCAACATCAGTATTATCATCGGGTATTGTGTCTAACAGTCTCTTTCCTTCTCCCTCATCATTACATAGCACTTCTGCATCTAATGACGTTACGGAAGATGAATACATTTGTATCAACCTTATTTGCGCATCCGTACACCCTAATGCTTCTCCTATTTGCCTTGTATCCGGTTCCGATCCATGCTCTTGCACATATTTACTTACATATTTCTTGTAACGGTTTATTTTCCCATTTAAACCGCTTGGAATGCGAACCGCAGGGGTATTGCATTGTATATACCGGGACACAGCTTGTACAATCCAGAATCTAGCATAGGTTATAAACTTTGCTTCCTTGTTCGGATCGTAATTCTTTGTAGCTTCAAATAGCCCGAAGTAGCTTTCTTGCTCCAAATCTTCCATATTTTCATAATGCGAATACGGTTTTATAAATCTTCTGATTAAAGGCATATTTTGCCTATACAATAGTTCCATGTTATCCGTAACGTTAATACCGTTTTGAATTTCTTGCACAATTTCTTCATTGCTCATTGTTTTACACCTACTTTCTAAATATAATAAAAGTAGATATAGGGGGAAGCCTTGCACCGTTGGAAAGTAAAGGGCTTCCTTCTTTTTTATTTCACTCGCCATTATGGCGAACGTGATACACCGACATTTCGACTATAAAAGCCTTTTTATTTTTGTGGGGCACTAGAAGCGACTTAGTATAGGGATTTCCTTTTTTTTATCAGACCCCCCTCCACCCTTTCAAAGAAAAAGGGCATAGCTTATTATGCCTGCCCTTGCTCATATCTCCTTACTAAATTGTAAAAAGTATTCTTCTTTAATTCTGCACGCTTCATGGCTTCCACTGCCGTTATTTTCCCTTCTTTCCACTGCTTATACACTTCTTCCCAATTATCCGGGAAGGTGGCTATCGGTCTTCCTAAATGTTTTCCCTGCTCTTTGGCTACTGCTATTCCTTGCGCTTGTCTTACCTTTATGTTCTCTCTTTCCTTTTGCGCAACATATGAAAGAATCTGTAATACAAGATCCGCTACAAATCTGCTGTCAAGGCTATTCCCATTACTTCTAGTATCCAACAACGGCATATCCAGCACTCTAATATCCGCTTTCAATTCCTGCGTTATATATTGCCATTGTTTCATTATCTCATTATAGTTTCTTCCTAATCTGTCAATGCTATATACAGTAAGTAAGTCACCTTCTCTAAGTAATGGGGCTGTATTTGCTGTACCCACAAGAAGATTATATGATTTTCGATCAAAGTCCTTACCAGATTGTTTATCTGTATATATGTACCTTTCCTCAACTCCTGCGCCTACCAATTCTTTAATCTGTCTCGCCAAATTCTGCTCCTTGCTTGATACTCTAGCATATCCATATTCCATAGCTTGTACTTCCCTTCCTTTATTATATTTCGTAGTGGTGTACTTTTATTATAACATAGTGTTTATAAAAGTCAAATTATTTTATAAACGTTTGTAATAATCAAATTGCACATTTACAAACTATGGAATATATGGTTTTATGCATTATCTTTAGTGTCTTTAAAGGTGTACCTTTATAAACACTTTATTCCGCTTCTGCCAGGGCTTTTTCTACCACTTCCGAAAATCTCGGATCAAGTAGCAGAATAGACGCAATTTCATCACTTGCCTTTGCGAGATCTGCCGCCTTGCTTTTAGTGAGATTCTGATATCTTTCGTAATCACTTGTAGGAAGGATAACCTCAATGAATCGCTTGTCAGCTTCTGTCAATTCCATTTTTACCTTTGATTCCGGCAGTATGCCTTCCGCCTTTTCAATCAGCCCGGAGAAGCGTTTGTAGCTATCATTTTTCCCAGTATCAAAGCAATTTAGAGAATGAGCACCGTAAGTAGCAAACATTGTATTATCACTACCACCTGCGACAAAGTCCCGGAATTCCATATTTGTGCCGCAGTACCACTGAAAACCGATTTCTACATTTTCCTGCATACTTCTGAATGCTTTATAAATTTCGTCAATGTCGGGAACCGTCACATCATAAGAAGGATTTGCCGTGTTCACTTCCTGCCCGTTAATTCTCTCGCTATGTGTTCTATCTGCCGCAAGTTGCCCTAACAGCCGTCTTTCCAAGTAGGTAGTAGCTGATTCCTGCAATAATCTGAATTCAGCATCTGACAGTTGCAAGCCAGTCAATTTTATTGCCGTGACTTTATTTGCAAACTCCGTACGAACCGGACTATTAAAAAATGAATCAAGGTCTTTCTTCATCAGACTAATATAAAAGTCTGCAGAAGCCCGATGTTTCTCTCTCTCCGATGCAATCACATCAGAATAATTTGTTTTAGGTTTCCATGCCGCCCTCTGCTGCTCAATATATTGTTCTGTATACTTTCCTTTCATACCAGTCAAAAACGCTTCGTGCTTCTTCACTTCCGCTTGATACTGCGGAATAAAAGCATCTACGACCGTCTTATATGCATTTAGTTCTGCCATCACCTTGTTGAAATACTGTTGAATTTTCTTCATAATTATTCCTCACTTTCTGTTTATACAATTACGTTACAAATACCGACTATAAAGTTGGCAACTCGCTATTGCCCTGCCATTCTCCTAGTTGTGGCAGTTCTTCTGCCGTTAATGCCTTTTGTGTGGATGTTTTGGGAATGCTTTCTTCTATGCTGATAGAATCTCGATAACCTAACCAATTCTTCGCAATAAAAATTCCGCTAGGTGGTGAAATCTTGCCGCATAATATGGCTTGTTCTAAGAATGCAGCTATAAAGCCTTTCGCTCTCTGTATGATCTCCTGCCGCTCCGGTGAGCAACATACACCATTTCCCCAGTTATATATCGTGATTCTGCTAACATGAAGGCTCAATGCTAATGTTTCAATGCCTGGGCGTATGCTTGAGCGTTGGCAGAAGTCAAAATATTCGTCAATACGTTGTTTCACCTCTTCATCGCTTTGAGGTTTGCCCTTATCGTACAGTTCCCGGATAGAATTGCAAAGTTGCTGTACTCCTTCCGGTTCTATTTCATCTACTGCCGCTTGTGGATAGTTATTTTTTCTCATAAAATACCTTCTTTCTATAATTTGTCTTTTTATGAAGTTAAACTACTGCGTTGTACTTAGTCCCCGGCTCTTGTTTACGTTTAAGCATCCTATGTACTTTTCTGTGGCATACCGGGCAAAGTGTAACTAAGTCTTTCCATACATCTTCGTGACCTAGTCGCTTATAATTCAAATGATGCACCATTAAAATTTCCGGTTTCTTTGAATACCCACACATAACGCATGAATAGTGATCAATTTCTAAACGACTATGCTTCATTTTTTGCCATTCATCCGACTTCATGTATTCTACATATTCTTTACTAATCAAAATATTTTTTACACCTACTTTCATAAAAACGTTACAGATAAAATGCAGATTGCAATTTTCAAAAGTCTGCAAATCCGCATAAATACTGGATTTGTGCAAAATGTGCATTTCTTATGTGACATTCTAAAGTTAGCTTATAGAGAATTTACATTTATTTTGCACAATTTGCACATTTGCCGTTTTTCCTTAGTCAAAAGGTAGTGGTTCACTTCCGGTATATTCGATAAATTCGGTTGCTTCTGTATACCCTTTTACGATGTTTTTAACAGTCTTGCCACCTACTGTTCCGCTGCTTGCATAAATGCCTTTGCTCTTCAATTCTGCGATAAAATTCCCTTTGTTCTCAATGCCAAACCCATTATCACTGCACCATTTGTCATACAATTCATAAATGCTTTTCACGCTACTGTTTTTCCCGGTCTTTTCCAAACAATCCTTAATGAAATTACCGATCTTGTCCGAATCTGTTCTATAAGTTTCTGTAGCTGATACGACTGCTGCCGGGGCTTTCAATCCTTCTTCACGATATAACCGCAAACCATCAATACACCAGTTCAAAATTCCGCTTAATTCGTCCTTGTTACGCAGTTTGTCTTTTAAGTGCTTGTCCTGCTCTTCCGGTTCAAAATGGCGGTCGAAAGAAATAACATTGATTCTTCCCGAACTGAATACCGTATCATCTACGATAGTCGGTAGATAGTTCGTATTTATGACTAGCTTAAACTTAGGAATAAAACTAAATTCCCTTTGGTGTAAATGTCGTGCCGTGATGCTGTCCCGTCCTAGCAAAGATTTTAATAATGCCGTGTCAAATAACATTCGTTTAGGCGGTTCACTGGCGTTACAGAAGCGGCAACCTGCTAATCTTGCAATATCTCCAGAAGCCTGTCGGCTATCAATATTCTGCTTTACAGCAAGGCTTTCCGGCTTCATCGTAAGAGCATAATCGCCCAACAAATATATAAGGGTCTCGCATAGTGTAGATTTTCCGTTTCGTGTTGTACTTCCGTACAAAATGAAGCAAGTTTCTTCCTGCGTGTTTCCCGTCAATGACAGCCCTGCTATTTTTTGCAAATACTTGATTTTTTCTGTATCGTCCTGCATGATTTCTAATAGAAACTTTTCCCATTCTTTACAACTAGCGGTAGGATTATATTCTACATTGCAAATCTTTGATAGTAGCATATCGGGATCATGTGCGGTAAACACAGGCTCTTTTCCGTTCAAGTCTAGTGTTCCATTTTGCACATTCAGCAAATAATCGTTTTTGTCCAAATCCTCGTTACTGAAATAATAAACATCCTTGCTGTCTTGCAACATATTATTCCGGTTTCTGATATTACATAATGCCGTTACAGATTTAAGATAATCGGTATCCCCCAGGCTGCTGCCATATTGTAAAAGTGCATCAGATAATAGCTTTGCATCTGCTCTGGCCGCCAATCCTTCTATATCGTCTATCCATCGTTTGCCATCATAAAGCATAAAATCTTTTCGGCTAGGATTATAACGGTGCTTGTCTTTGAACACCTCCGAAAATAATGCACCAAATCCTTTATCATTTGTTTCAAATCGCCTTGCGGCATTCAAGGATACTAATATATTCTGTAGGTTTTGTTGATTCCTCTGTACGGTTTCTTGTAACGGTTTTTCTTTTAGTAGCTGTTCAAAGTCTTCCCTATTTTTTCCACTCTCAAAAAAATCTGTAATATCTGCTTTCGGAATGTTAGGCATAGGGACAATAATTTTTCTTTTATTTGCAATGTCTTCTAGATCCTCAAAAATTTGTTTAGCTACTTTCAACCCAGGTTCGTCATTATCTGCCAGTATAAAAACATTTGCACCTTTTACCAGTTCTGCAAAATCTTTTTGCCAATCTCCACAGCCGCCATAAGTAAAAGCTATATACCATTGTTTTGTAAGCGTATTTACGTCTTTTTCGCCTTCTGGAATGAATATAGGTATATTATTCTGTATAGCATTCTTAATGGCTCTCAAATCGCCATATACGGCTTTCATGCTCTTTCTTGGTGTATTTCTTGGTAGTCCATATGTAAAACGCCCATTTTCCAGTCTGCCATATAATAACCGCTTTCCTTCCAATCGTATCTTATGAAAAGCATAATTGCCGTTACAAGAAATGTATGGGTATATACCCTCAATGCGCTTTCCTTCCCTTTTTTCTATATATTTCTTCCAATCGCTTGTATTAGAAATACTTTCAAAAAAAGTATCACTTTTTTCTATGCCTGCTACCGCCAATATGCTCTCTATCGTGCATCCTGCATGGCAATGAAATAATACACATTTTCTGCCCTTCGATATTGTCAAGGACGCTTGCTTGTCAGAATGTGCCGGGCAATTACACTGCACATGATCCGCATATCGCCTTACTATTTTGAAATGCCCTATGCATCTCTCATATACCTCATTTTCCGTCATACTGCACCGCCATTTCTAACGTCTGCCTTATTTCTTCTGCTTCATGGTCAAGCATATCCATTCGTTTTTGGCAAAGACCGAAAATCAGCTTACTATAGCTAAAATCTGTCTGTGCACTTTCCCAACGTTCACGCTCTCTCATAAGCTCATTTTGTCGCTTTTCAAGTGTCATTCGTTCATCTGTAGTCATATCCTGCCACCTCGCTGCTATTTACCGTGTACGAAACACAATTTTTAAACTGCTCCATTCTCCGCAACGGTTTTAATGATACCTTTGCTATGAACATTATCTACTCACCTTCTTTCTGTCCGTGGTAACTATACCCGGTCACTTCATAAAACTTTTGTGCGTAAATTATGTAACTGTACATCTTACTTCCTGGTCGCTTATATGCCATCCCCCAATCTACTAATTTATTCTGCAGTAACAGACGAACTGTTTGACAGTCCATTTTTAGTACTTGTGCCGCCACAGAAACCGGAACATTTCCGCATCTAATTTTTTCTTCCATAGTTCACCGCCTTATACCGCTGCTAGTTCATCAATAATCTTATAGATCCTCTGCTTTGTATCTTCCGAAAGTTCATTTCTTAACTTTCTGCTGAAATTTCCGTCATTGATCCCAAGTTCCTGCGCTATCTGCCATAATCTGACTTTCTTTTGAATGGCATATTCTCTAATATCTGCGTTAGTCATTTATTTCACCTTCTTCCTATGTTGTTGTTGACTTTCATTTTTATAAGTAGTATTATTTTATAAACGAACTAATTATATTTTAGTTCGTCCTTGCAACTAATATAATTCATTGTTGTTGCATTTATAAATAAAATTCGTTTTTTATGTAGTTTTTGAACTTTTTTTATTTTGGTTCGCACATGAAAGGAGATTTATGTCAGAAAATAGATTTAAAAATGTTAGAGAGACATATTCCGAAGAAAAACGTGACAGCAATCCTCATGAAAGAATATATTCCGTAAACAGAATGGTAGAGGATTTTAATAACGAATATAATTTTCATATATCAGAATCAAAAATTAAGAAAATCGAAAGTGATACACCTGGCGCAACAATCAGTGCAGATATTCTTATTGCATATTCAAAAAAATTTAATGTATCCGCTGATTATTTATTAGGGCTTACTAATTCTAAGGAATTAAATAAACCCAATTTAAGATCCGTTTGTGATTTTACCGGTCTATCTAGCGATAGTATAAGAAGAATACATAATATAAATTCAGAAGAAAAATCAATTTTAGATAAACTCATATCAAAATATAATCTTTTATGTTGTCTTGCTGACATAAAACAATTACTTGCTTATTACGCACTTAGTCCGGAAGTATACGTAACATTTAAAGAACGCGCATATTCAAATGCTGGACACCCTATTGACAAGGAATTAGAAGATACTATTAACAATGAATATATTAGAGATTTTTTCAATCAGAAGGCAATTAACTCATTTACTGATATAGTTGCTAATATAGTAAACGATGATTCTTTAAAACAATATTTTTATAATTTATACAAATCTTCTAAAATAAAAACAATCCTCACTGCGGAAGATTTGCCTATACTTGGAAATTTGGAAGAAGGTGAAAATAATGAAGTTACCTAATGGCTATGGATCTGTATATAAGCTGTCCGGTAAAAGGCGGTGTCCCTATCGTGCTATTGTAACGGAACGTTGGTTACAAGATACGAATACCGGCAATTGGAAACAAAAGCGAAAGACTGTAGGTTATTACGAAACAAAGGCAGCAGCCCTGGAAGCACTAGCAGAATATAACCGATCACCGTTTGACCTTGGTACATCAAAAATAACGTTACAAGAAGTATATGACCGTTGGTCAGAAGAACATTTTTCTACTGTATCAGAAAGCAATGCAAAGGGCTATCGGGCATCTTTTCAGCTCCTACAGCCGATTGCTAATAAACGCTTCGTAGATGTGACATTAGATGATTTCCAGTACATAGCAGACAATTCCGGGAAAAATTTTCCTACATTACGAAAATACAAGGTGCTTGTAGGTCTGATGTGTAAATGGGCAGTAATACATGATATTATCCCACCAGATAGAAACAAGGCGGCATATATCGACATAAAGAAAGCCGGAAATCCTAATTCTTACGACCGGCAGCCATTCAGTAGAAAAGAAATTGAAAAACTATGGAAATGGAAGGATACGAATGAATATTTCAAAGTTATTCTAATGCTTATATATAGCGGTGTGCGTATATCGGAGCTACTCGATTTAAAGAAAGAAAATGTAAATCTCTCCGAGCGTTGGTTTGATGTAACTGCATCTAAGACACAAGCCGGGATCCGCAAAGTTCCGATTAACATAAAAGTACTTCCATATTTTGAAGAATGGTATAACAAGAACGATTGTGAATATCTCATAAGCACACCGGAGGGGAAACACTTTGATTATCGCAATTACTATGATAGCTACTGGAAGCCACTTTTGCAGCAAATGGGAGTAGAACATAGACCGCATGATTGCAGACACACTTGCGTTTCTCTTCTGGCAGAAGCAGGCGTAGACGAACGTATGATAAAAAAGATTGTAGGTCATAAGGGACAAGGCGTAACCCAGCAAGTATATACGCATTTTGAGATAGAAGCCCTTATAGATGCTATAGATAAAATATAATGAAAGGATGTGATGCAGTTTGAATGTAACAATTAAAAGCCCCATGGCGGCAACCACAGGGCAACCCTTTACAATGTAACCACTACGAAACACTACTAAAGGTATGCTTATTATAGCATACTTCCGCTAATGAAAGGAAGATAAACTTATGAATGAAATTCAATTAAATCTTGCAAACGCTACTTATGATTCCATATGTGACATTAAATATGCTATATCTAATTTGTACTGCATAAAACTTGCATTGCATGGAAACGATGAAGTCATACCCTCTACACAGACTATAGATGAAGCATTGATTGCGGTAGGGAATATGTTAGAAAATGCGGTAGATAAAATAGAAACAATACTCAACCAAGAAGAAGGAGATGATTTACAATGTCAAAAATAGAAGAATATAGAAAAGCCGAGTTAATGTCAAATATATATGACGAATTATCCGATATTAAAAATATCGTCTTTTTGTCATTCTTATTAGCTCAAATCCAATCACTCAAAAAGAAATGGGGAATTTGAAAACCGTTACAGAAATAAAGCAGAAAGGCGGCATAACATGAATTACAAGGAATCAATCATAGATCTTATTAACAAGTGCGATGATTTACACTGGCTAAAGTGCATATATGCTTATGTCAATGCACTCTTAAAGTAATATACAAAAGACCGCTACTCTCCTACCTGGGTAACGGTCTTTGTTATGTATGTAGCAGACATTATGATTTTAATATTCTAAGCCGGCTTTTTCATATTCTGTTCTTATGAATTTCTCAACCTCTTCTAGTGTCCATAAATGGTCGAAGTTATTATTATAACACCCCCATACTGAACAATTCGTTGATAAATCGAAAACGTCAAAGCCAGTTAATCTGTTGCCATTATTATCTACACACACAGCATTATTGTAAAGATAATGCCGAAAGCCTTTAGAAACACAGTAACCGGCAGACATTGCCTTTTTCTTGATTGTTGCTAGTGAATATTTCGTCATAATACATATACCTCTTCTTTCTGAAATTTTAGTTATTCAGTAGGATATATGTTTTGTTTTATACTATAGTGTTCTAATTTAAGCCTGCTACATACCTTGTATCTATATATATTAAATCATAGTTATTCAAATTGCAATACAAACGGTAGCACACAAATTTGAATATACTTAACACAGGGTATGCTTGACTACGTACCCTTTTATTTTATGATCTCTGTATCTATTTCGGTTTTAGCTTCAAAAACCGCCATAGTTGCCCCAACAAAGAACACAATATGAGATTGTCCGCATAATATCAGCTTTTTCCAAATATGTCAAACGAATTTGTGTGCTACGTGTGCGCTACGTGTGTGCTACCGTAAAAAATCAACCACTTTTTACGAAAATACGTGAAAATGTAGACATGAAGAAAGCCCCTAAAACACTGGGTTTCAAGGGCTTTTTGTAAATTCGTATAAACTTTTTTATTATCTCTTTGA